TACCACGGTTGTCGGACGTATTGATTTCGTGAATGCTGAAATCGGGGTCAGCGTGAAGCAGTTCCGTAGCGATAATGCGGGCGATGGTAGTTTTACCCGTCCCGCTAGGACCATAGAAGATATGGCAGTGGGACACACGCTTCGGGTCCTGTGCGAAATGGGTTTGGACTGCGTTGATGACTTCGGCATTGCCGACCATTTCGGCAAACGTCTTCGGACGATATACGTTGTAAAGTGACATATTACAAGTTCCCCAGGGAAATGTTGTGTTTGGTGGTTAAGAGTTTTTCAAGGTCTTCTTTGAGCGAAAGCACTTCACCCATAGACGGTTCGTGACCCGTGAATGCTTGGAGCATAGATGCTGCGTAGGTTTCCAAAGAGCCACTAGACGGTTTAAGTTCTTCCAACTGCTCACGCAATTCTTCAATTTCGTCGTTTTGGTTGGAAATGTCCGCATCCATATTGTTAATTTGTCGGTCGTAATCGTCAGTGAGTTCGTCAAAGTCACTAATGGCTACGTCCAATTTATCCTTAATAACGGATAAATCTTCTTCGTTATTAAGGTCTTCACGGATTTCCGTGAACTCCCTACGCACTTGGTCGGGGTCTGTATAACTAATCATAGGTTATTCCTCGGTTTTAGGTGATTCAAACTTTTCCGTGGGAACACCGAAATTGTTATGCAGCGTAATTTCCATAACAGACTTGAACGTAGTGACTTCCGTAGGGGTCGGGGTGCGTTCAAGATACCTGTTAAGCAGAATGTAGCAGCACGATTCCACGGACAAATTGTTAAGGTGGTCTTCGTAGCCCTGGGCACATTCGTGGACGGCATTGATAGCCCTCTCCACAGGAACGACTTCTTCGGGCGGGAGCCTGTCAAGATTATCAAGGGCTTCGGTGACTACCGCTTGAATGTCTTGAAGGGATTTCTTCGCAACTTGGAAATTAGACATAAGTTAGGTCCTTACTTGTTATATAGTTGGATAGCGTCAATGTGCTTCTTCAAACTTCGCCTGCCAATTTTCGGGCATACCGTCATCGCACAGGGCACCCACTTCGGTCATTTTAGCCCAGGACCCGTCCACGAAAGAAGCGTCGGCTTCAATCACAAGCGGAACGCAAATCCACGGAAATTCCTTGCTGACACGCTTAACGCCATTACCATAGACAATCTTCGCAACCTGGTCTTCTTCGCCTTCCTTCACAAGAGCAATGATAGCATCGTGAATTTGTCCGATAATGCAGGACTGCAAGCCCTGTGCCTTGAAATCCTTCAAGTCGTAGGTGAGTGCTTTCAAGAGGATGTGGAATGCGGAGCCTTGAATACAGCGGTTGGTCGCTTCGGTGTAACCCATCGGACCATAGCAGCGGAATCCTGTGTAGGACTGCACATAGCCATACTTTTGGTAGCGTTCCCATTCGGTCTTACGCCAAGCATTGTAAACCTTGAATCGCTGATTCCAGAAGATGTCGTCACCCTTCTTAACGTGGGCTTCCCATTTTTCGTAGGTCTTGATTCCGCAATCCTTCATCAAGTGTTCCTTGGTGGTCTTCGGCATATTGTTCCACATATAGCGGGCACAAGACTTGTAGGATGCACCATAGAAGGACGAGAACACATAGCCCGCCTTGATGGTGGAGCGTTCATCCTTGGTAAGTTCTTCGGGGGTGCGGATGTACATATCGCAGGCGGTGTCTCGGTGCATATCCGAGGCGGGGTTCTGCAAGTAGTGAATCATCTGCGGGTCGTGATGGTAGGATGCGGACACCATCACTTCAAGGCTCTTGTAGTCCATTTCCATAAACCTGTAGCCCTTCGGGGCTACAAACAGGGAACGGAGCAACTTCTTCATTTCCTTGTCTCGTTTCGGAATGTTTTGAAAGTTCGGGGAGTCGGCAGAGGAACGGTAGGTTCGGGGACCCGCATCGCCATCACCGCCTGCACCTGTGGACAGGTTGAAGAACGGACGAATAAGGTATGCCTGCTTTTCTTCATCCCACACCGCTTCTCGCCTGTAGCTATCCAAGAAGTCCATAATCTTCGCCCAACGACGCATACCGAGGATAGCCTTGCAGAAGGGGGTTCCCAACTTTTCAAGGGTATCGCCTGTTGCGTCTTCCTTACCCGAAGGCGGTTTCAATTCGCAAATCTTGAACAGGACATCCACAAGTTGTTTGTTGGAGAGTGGGTTGAAGGTTTCGCCCGGATGCAACTTGCACCACTTCTTTGCTTCTTCGGATGCCTTGACCGCATCTTCGGATTCCTTATACTTGGCTTCCAATTCGGTCTGCAAGGCATTGATTTTGTCATAGTCAATCGGCAGACCTTCGGACTGCACACGGGCAAGGGCATCCATACCCTGCATAAAGAAGCGGAAGGGCTTCTCCAAGCCCGCCATTTGAGCGGACTGCACATCACGCAGGGCAATGGTATAAGCGGAGTCCTGCCCGCAATAGAAGGCAATTTCGCCCTTGGGGATGCCCACATCCTTCTTGAGCATATTGAAGGAATTGCAACTTTGAGGGTCTTCCCCGGGCATCGTCTTGGAAATAAACTCGTCTGCCTTGTCATCGTAACCGATGACTCCGAGTTCACAATAGGTGTGAAGTTTCAAGCCGACTTTTTGGTTGTTATCAATGACGTGGGCACCCAAGCAGGTGTCCCAAGACCAATTATCAATCCAATCGGTTCGGGTGCCGTGCAGACCCGCCCTAAACCTAGTCCAACAGGCTTCGTAGTCTGCCTTATGAGCGACCATACCGATGGACTTATGGTGAGTGAGTCTGTACCAAGAGTTAATCAAATGTTCATTGTCGCTGTCCCACCAAAATCCGATGGCGTGGTATTCGCCATCCTTGCGGTAGCCCACAGATGCAGCCTTGATAGAGTGCCCTTCACGATGGGGCTTCAAGCCTGTGGTTTCGTAGTCAATGGCTACATCGTGGTAGCCTTCGGGGGATTTGTCAAGTTGGTCGGTTTCGCCCCATTCAATGATTTCGTCAATCCATTGTGCTGCCTGTTCTGCATCGCCTGTGGTTCGGATGTCTGTGGGCAATTTCGGCAGTGGGGTATCTACAAGTTGGTAGGCGAGGCGAATGTGCTGCGAGAAATACATATACGGGCAGTTATCGTCACGCTGCCACGTCAAAAATTCGGGAGAGTAGGTCGGGCAAATCCAACAATTATAGTGACGGTCGGGAATACGCTTGCCGTAAAGGTCGGACGGCTTCGTGTTCTTGATACGCCCCGACATCCTGTCCCAAATGAGGGCCTGGATAGCAGCGGGACCCATCGGGATAATCACGTTCGGCTTCAGTTCCGCAATCAGTCGTTCCAGGCGTTCCTTGCAGCAGTCGGGAGCAGGCTCCTGGTCCTTCTTGCACGGACACGGCAGGACATATCCAATCCAGGCCGATTCAAGAAAGTCGTTGGGCAATCCACGCTTCCCCTGCAAGTCCCAAAGATAATCATACATCTTGTGCAGGAATACCGTGTCGTGCGTATTGCCTTCAGTTCCACGGGGATGGTCACAAAGGATTAGAACCTTGTCCTTGCCTTCACCCGCAAATACAGATTCTTTTCCCGATTGGTCTAATTTGCACGCAAGGCACCCTGTAAGTTTCGGCTTTACTGCCATCGCTTGAATAGCGGTCGGAATCTTGAAAAATCCCATAAAAGTATTTCCCGTAAAAGTGTTAAAACGATAGAGGCCCCAAATAAAGGGTGCCAACGCGGTTAAGCCTTGACACCCCTTTTACGGGGACACAACAAATTATTCGTTAGTCTGCTTGGTCGCAGCGGACACGAACTGCATATAATCGCCCGATTGGAATGCGAGCGACAGAGACGGAGGAGCGGACGGGTCCATATTCAAGTAGCAAAGGGTGAAGTCCATCACCTTATTGGATGCTTCCAAGAGGAAGGAAGTGTTCACCCAAACTTCCACACCCTGCGGGTCTTCTTCAAGTTCGGATTCCCAAGGGATAGTTTCGGAGGCTTCACCACCGACCTTTTCTGCGTAGAGGTCAAGTTCGGTCTTGCTGAAGGTGAGGCGAACCAAGCGGGCATTCTTGTTTTCTACACCCGATGCAAGGATGGCGACACGGGACACGGCTTCGGCAATGTTGTTCGGGAGGCGACCCTTGACGATGACCTGTGCGTTCTTGAAGGCTTCGGGGAATGCAGCGAGGGTTTCAAACGGATATGCGGAGTGGTCTTTGCGTTTTGCCGAGAAAACGGTGCCATCTTCATACTTGAGGTGAAGCCAAGTTTCGCTAACGCTATACTGATTCGGGGTGCCGACCTTGAGGGCATTATTGAAGGTGGCATCATCCACCCAGAAGGTGTCCATCTTTTCGGGGAGTTTGTTAATGCAGACACGGTTGGTGTCGGTTTCAAAGACAGCGGAGGTGTCTTCGTAGTCGCTCACCGCCACACCCTTGATGGATTCTGCGTTGCCCGCAAGAGAGCAGATGCGGACGGCATCAATAAATTCTTCGGAAACAGGCTTGTATTCCAAGGAGGCAAGGTCAAGGTCCTTAATGAGTTCCATCACCTTGGAGGAGTCCAAGAGGGTCATAGAAGCCTTGGTGCGACCTGCCTTAATCTTCACCTTGCCTTCCACAATTTCAAGGGAAAGCATCACATCGGACATACGAGAGACGAGATTGTAGAAGTCAAGTCCCTTCACCGAGAAGGACACATTCTGTGTGTCGCAGGGTGCAGAGACGGCAATTTCGCCATTGTAGGAACTTACAGAAGCCCCTGTGAAAAGAAGTTGGTCTGCCCCATCAATGACGGTATTGCCCTTTTCCACACCGGGCATTACTTTCTTGAGGGATTCAATGAGTTTAGCTTTTTCAATTTGAATCACCATTTGGTTTTTCCTTTATGTTGTTGCGTTCACGGTAATAGTTATATAGCACCATACTATCGGTTAGAAGTGGTCCCAAGCCTCGGTGTCCACGCTGAAGCCCTCAACAATGACAGGGGCAGCATCGTGGGCGTAGGGCAGGCTACGCATAGTGTTATATTCAAAAAATTCCTCGGCATCCCGAAGTTTCAAGTCTGCAATAAGGCTAGGGTCCTGCAATTCTTCTTCGGAGTATTCATCCTTATGGAGTTCCCGAATGTCTTCATCGCTATAGCCTTCTGCGAGGCACTTGAGACACAAGCCCCTCTCATAGACCGCTACGGTATTGTCCCCAATCTGCGTGGTTCCAATCATAGCCTTTTCAAGACCGTGCAGGATGCAGATGTTGTCCCCATCCTTCTCGTCTCTTTGAGTTGCCTCGTCAAAGCGTTCCACAACCTTGGGACCTGCCTTTGTCAAGTCATAACCACCCTTGATTTCTTCTTCCATATTACGCCTCCTCGGTATTGGCGGGTTTCACTTCCGGCTGCGGGGCATCCTTCTCAATGACCACTCTAGCAAGGAGGGAATCCACCCTGCGTTTGGCGTACTCGCATTGAGCCAAAGACAACTCACTGCCGACACATTTTCGGTTGGTGACTACACAAGCCTTGGCGGTAGTGCCTGTACCCATGAAGGGGTCATAGACTACCCCGCCTACAGGACAATAAAGGCTTATGAGTTTAGTAGCAAATTCGGTGCTAAACACAGCCCCATTGAGGTCATTCGGACCATCGCTGTTTTTAGCCTCTATGTAGTTCATAACCCCGCTATACCATTTCTTGCCCGACTCGTCCACAGAACTTACAGGCTTGTTACAGAAGTAGGTCTCATAGTCGCTTCTGCGGACAAGGATATAGACCTGTTCGCAGATGCGGGTAAGCCTGTTCGGGCTATCCACCGTAATAGCCATCGGCTTCTTCCAAGTCATCACTTCTGCAATGGTGAACTCGGTTTCGTTAATGATGTTGTAGATTGCCCGAAGGAACTGTTCGGAATTAGCCTTGTTATAGGACACATTCCAACAGACAACCCCATTAGGCTTCAATGCGGTCTCAAAACCCTTAAACAAGTCCACGCACAACTTGTTATAGGCTTCGGTGTCTATGTTGTCCTCATAGACATCGTAGGTCTTGTTAATGGAAGCATTCTTCCTGCGACCATTATGGACGTGACCGCCATACGGAGGGGATGTCACCACGCAATCCACAGAATGCGGGGCAATATCCTCCTTGACACACTTGAGGCAATCTTTGTTATAGATGTGGATAGTGTTCATTTGTTGAGTCCTCGGTTTTTTTTAGAAATCTATCTGCCGTAACCTACTCGCCTGCCTCGGCTACCTGTTCTTCTACCTGTACGGCGAGTGGGCATACTGCCGTCTTCATCCCCATCCTCATTGCCGTTCCATTGTTCATCTTGACGCATATCCACATTGGAGAGCAATTCACATTCCAAGTATGGGCGACCGATAGCAAGACAACTCGTACAGACCACGGAATCCTGTATCGGGGCACCGTCACGGGTGGTGTTACAGGCGAGGCGGGTGATGCCTCTTTTCTTTTCGGTCGGAGTATGGTTAATTGTAATCATCTTGGTCACGTGGGCGACCTTACGAATATCTTCGGAAACTTGGTCTTCGGCAGCATCCTGTTCACCGCTAACGGTTGCACGGCCTGTCTGCGACACGGTGGCGACCATACATTTGCGGGTACTTGCAAGACCACGCAGGGCTTTCCAAGTCCTGTTAATCTTCTCACGCTCGTCTGTGCCCGGACCCAAATCCATAATATCCGCGTAGTCCACACAGATGACTTCGGGTGCCCATCCGTTATAGACTTCCATATCCTTGAGTTCGGCTTCAAGACCCCTTACAGACAATGTACCTGTCGGGAAGGTGCGGAGTTCAAACTTGTCATTGCGGGTAATCCTGCGGATAGCTGCCTGTGCCTTTTCAATGCTTTCTTGGTTGGCATCCACACGGGTGGTCTGTTCCCGGTCATCTACGATTTGGCAGGTGCCATCCTCGTTATAGACAAACTTCGGATAGGGGACTTCTTCACCATAGCGGGAGGTTCCTGTAAGCATCTGCCAAAATCTACGGATAACCTGCTTCTCGGACATTTCAAGGGACACATAGAGGACGTGTTTTCCCTGCAATGCTGCCTGTACTGCAATAGTCATCAACCACCAAGTCTTACCGCTTTTCGGAGGACCGATGACCGCAATGAAGTCTTCTTGGATGAAGGGACCGATGACACTTCCAAGCACTCCGGGCATCGTAAAGATTTCTTCTTCATCGTTCACGAATGCGTTGGCGATGACTGCTGCATCCTTGAACAAATTCACAACCTGTGCCTGTCGCACATCGGGCTTGGTGAAGTCTGCGATGGCGTGAAGCCCGCCTGCGGTGTCATTGTTCTGCACCGCCCTTGAAAGTTTCTCCACAAGCAGAGCAAGCGACCGCTTCTGCAAATACTTGATGGCGTTGTCTGTAGCAAGGGCTTCATTGGTGGGCATCCATTCATCGGAACAGGTGTCAAGGAATGCCTTGACCATATCGCTATCGGCTTCCTTGAGTTCCGAAGCCCTGTTCATATAAATGTCGGTGATAGCCTGTTGCGGGGCTACCCCATACTTATCAAAGAAGGATAGCACCCAAGATGCGACAATCTTGCCCATAGAACTTTCAAACAGTAGAGGGTCACAACTTTTCCTGCACTTGGACAGGATAGCCGTAGACATAACCATATTTGAAAGCAACCTGCGTTCTTCGGATAGCTCAATTTTTTCTCGTCTTAACATTGCTCAAATCCTCGGTAGAGATATAGCAGGTTAGCCATAAAATTTGGCACCCTTGCGTTCCAAGATTTCTGTAAGAAGGTCTGTGGATGCGGTTTCTTTTCCATCAAGGACACCATCAAGCATCTTCGCTCTAGCATCCAAAACTTCAATGGCTTCCATATCCACGGTGCCCGGGGCTACAAGATAGTAGGATGTGACAGAGTTATGCTGTCCCGACCTGTGAAGGCGGTCTTCTGCCTGCCTGTGGAAGTTCGGGGTGTGCGAAAATTCCGCAAAAGCGACATCCGAGCAGACCTCTTGGAAACCATCAATGCCGACACCGCCTGCTTGAATGTTCGCCACGATGACCCTGCACCGAGAGTCCTCAATGAACTTCTTGCGGGCTGCTTCTCGGTCTGTAGATGACATACCGCCATAAATCAAGGCGGGGTTATACTCCTTGAGGGTGTCATAGAGGACTTCCACCACAGAGCGATGCCAAGCAAACAGGAGAAGTTTCTTGCCCGATTCAAGGAAGTCTTCAATCCATTGGAGCATAGACTTTTCCTTGAGGGCATAGGCGGTTCGGAGAAGATGGGCAACTTTATTGCGGGCACTCTCCTTTTCGCCCTTGATGGTCTCACCCGAAAATGCGATGCGTTCTTCTTCATAGTAGGCATCCATTTCGGACTCATTGACTTCAAGGGGCACGACTTCCATAACCTTCGGGGGCAGGTCTTTCATAACTTCGCTCTTGGTTCTGCGGAGCATACAACGGACAAGCAATTCGTGGAGTTCTTCAATGTTGGAAGCACCATTATACTTTGTCCTGCCGTATTCATCGGTCTGCGGGTCGCAATAGCGGTTCTTGAACATAAAGAAGTTCTTGAACATAGAAGGCTCTACGATAGAAAGCAGAGTCCAAAATTGCATAGGCTTGGACATAGCGGGAGTTCCGCTCATACCGATGCAATGCGGGATAATCTTGGAGAGTTCCTTGAAGGCGACCGCTCTCTGCGATTCGGGGTTTCCGATGGCTTGGACTTCATCACCCACAAGCAGACGGAAACCCACCTGTGCAAGCGGACCATCACAGATATAGACCACACGGGATTCGCCATTCTTTTCTACGGTTTCGTAATGTCCCGTCCAATCCGAGAGCACATCCCAGTTAATGATGTAGCTCTTGTACTTGGACAGGGGATGGGGAGTCTTACCGCTCAAGACTTCAACATCGGGGTAATGTTTCTTGGTCGCCCCTACCCATTTCCTGTAAGCCTCCTGCCATTGCAACTTGGTCGGAGCATTGACAACATAGAGGGCAGGGTAGGCATTCGCATAGACCATCCAAGAGAGGGCTTCCACGGTCTTACCGCAGTTATGCACAATCGTGTGATTGGCGACAAAGTTACTATAGTTGAGAACCTTGACATCGTAGGTCATCCGCATTCCTGCGGAGCGGATAAATGCCACCTTGGACATAAAGTTACCGTTGATGCCATCGGTTTGGACATAGGTATTCACCGTGTCCTTGAGTTCAACCCACCCGCTGTCGGTGAGAACCTTGTGGTCGGGAGTAGCAATCAAGTAAGAGCCGTCTTCAAAGGTGGCGTGGATGCACTTCTTCAACCCGCTCTGCAAGACATCTACAATCTCACCGAATCCGATGGTGTGCCCATCATCAAGCAGGCATTGGATGTCCCAATCGCACTTTTCCTTGGTCTTACGGAATTTCCTGTAAAGGGACTCAAGGCTAATCTTTTGTTCCTTGCCATCCTTGCGAGCAAGGACGGTCATATCGCCACAGACACAACCCATTTCGTCACCGAGAGCAAGCCTGCCGTGTCGGATTTGGGCGAACTTGAGGAAGTCAATTTGGTACGGGCGAAGCCCCGGAATCAAGGTTCCTTCGGGGTCAAGTCTGGTCGCATCAATTTTAGACTGCTGCTTGATGCGGGGGTCTTCCTTCTTTTCGTTAGGGTCTTTTTCCTTCGGTGGTTCCTTCCATCCCGAAGCGACAAGCCATTTCTCGGTGTAGAGATTCCAAGGAACCTCCCACTTCTTTGTGGCAGCATTGTATTGTCTTTCGGGTAACTTGCGGACACCTTCAAGAATCTTCTTCCAAGCATCCTTATTGTGCGTGAACCAATTAAGGGCAACGGTGTCCTTTTCCACCTTGGTAAATTCTGCCACATATTTGACACCCGCAATGGGTTCCATCGGTTCGGGCATTCGGGACTGTGCCCACATCATTTTTTGTATGTCAAAAGCCATTATGCGTTCCTGTAGTCGGGGATTACGAAATACATAAAGTATAAATAACTATGAAAATGCGTAACGTTGCCACATTTTCTGTTTATAGTTTATGCTCAAGACTGCATTTCCAACATAATCGGATAGCAGGAAACGATATTTCAATTTCGCTTCTTTGACTTTTCGGAATAGGTTCTTCCAAGTCTTCACTCCACCAAGCGTTTGCTTCCATCGCTCGTCTTGGGTTTCAACGTTAAACTTGGGGTAGAACCACCCCTTCTCAAACTTCTTGTATGCTCTACGGGCTATCTCAATAGATGCAGCAACCATATCGGGCGTATTCTCATTACCGTATGCAAAGTTACCAACAATGGAGGAATAGGCAGGGTTTACCTCTACCAATTCATACCTGTGTATGCCAGCAAGCATCTTGAGTTTGTTCACAAACAGTTGGCGTTCCCACCTGTTGTTGCAAAGCCTGTTAAATGTCTTGCCCTTATTTTGGTCTTTAGGCTTGATAGACAAGTCCTCAATGGCGAGTTTACTGCACTTCCAATAGTCCACCAACTTGTTAATCCTGTGAGCTATAGCAAGCGTTTCGTGCTTCAACTTATTTGTAAGATATTTGGATTTTGAATCCGAAGAAGCCTTACTACTAGATTTCGTGAGTGCGGTTAAGTCGTACACTTCCTTGTGAAGAACCCTAAATTCGTCGTTCTTGTCAAACTCAATAACGGACACCCCAATGTAGTTGGGGTTCATATCTAGCCCAAGAACTCTATTGTGCTTCAAGCCCTTATAGGCTTCGTTGTAAATCAATGACTCGTCATAAGTGAGATACAAGTGCTTGTCCGTAAATTTTACTGTCACGGGCATCTTCTTTTGGCTTGCGAGTTCTTGAACCTTGGCTAACTCGTTAGCTAGTTTCTTCTTGACGGGATTAAACTGTATGTCTATATGCCTTTGACGGTTAGGCTTATAGACTACTTTCCTATTATCTAGGTCAAAATCAAAAAGGCGGTTTCCACTTTTAGCCATTTCCCCAATACTACATAAAGGCACTAAACGATTATATTTAAACTGCTCTTTGGTTATTAAGCCTTTTAAATACTGTTTTAAATTATATTTTCCACCAAATAATATACGAACTTGTCCTTGAGATTCAAATAATCCGTGTGCTTCTTTTGATGCGGATTGGACTAGCCAACAATTAAAATCAAAGCATTTACTTACAGAAGCATAGACTTCCTTTTCGGACAGTCCGTCCTGGTAGCGATTGAATGCTAAACGGACGGCACTGCTATAAACCCGCATATCGTTTAATACATCGGGAGTGTTTGATATTTGCAGTTTTACCGTCTTCATACCATAAATATATAATGTTTTATAACACTTGTCAAGCTCATAATTTACAACTTGCCTATCCATCCCTATAATTATACCTC